TGCGAGCGGTCAACGTCGGCCAGTAAACAGGACTTGGAATCCCATCCGAAAGTATCTGCAAGCCTCACCGACTCGCATCACAGGACCACTGTATTTCACAAACTGCCAGTGGTTTATTAGCCATGCCATCGGTCGAAACAGCCGCTGCTGAACTCGGTATCCCCATAGGTTCATCGCTTCCTGCCGCTTTTTGCATTTGCAGGGCTTTCGAGTGATGGCTTGCACACGCTCCTTCGTGATGCCGAAGAAGCGGAGAAACCGTTCCGTGATGTCGCCGAGTGCAAGCATCATCCGCATCCGCAGGTGTCAGCAGCGTTGGCACAACCGTCTGGCGCCGTGCCGTTGCAGGTTGGGAGGTCAACTGGGTGGGCCACAAAGATTCTTTTGCCTATACCAGGACAGCTTGCAAAACTGCCAACCGTTCTTTCGGAACATGCAGCATCATTAAAAACCGCACCGCCATTAACGGTTCCGGCAGAAGTATTTTTTGACGAATTATTGAACTCAGCGCCGTCATTTACAGTTGCGGCGTTTTGCGAGGAGTCATTAAAAGTAGCACCGTCATAAATTCGTCCACTGCTAACATTATCTGACGAGTCGTTAAACGTAGCGCCTCCATTGATTGTTGCAAAAGATTGGTTGCGCGCCGATCCGTTTAAGACAGCGCCGCCGTTGACGGTGGTAAAGAAGTTATTAACAGAATTATCATTAAACGTCGCACCATTATTAACTTGTGCGTAAGTTATATTGCCAGAAGAATCGTTAAAGGTCGCTCCGCCATTAACAACTGCATAATCCAGGTTGTCGGAAAAATCGTTAAACGCGGCTCCGCCATTAACTGTCGCGGCACGATTGCGAGAACTGCCATTAAATGTAGCGCCACCGTTTACTGTAGAAGAATTGTAGTTTTCTGCTGAAGCGTTAAACGTAGCCCCGCCGTTAATCACACTCGAAGAAGTATTATCGGATGAGCCGTTAAAGACGCATCCACCTAGGCTATCGTGTGCAGCAGCAGTAGATGTTAATTCGGATGTGTCGGTAAAATTTCCAGCCCAAAAATACGCATTCTTTACAGTAACCGGCCCTGTGGTCGTCGTGTTGACACTGCTGTATACATGCACGACAGCATCTGTTGGCGGAAGCCTTGTTGCACGCTTGTTGAGAACAGTCGTCAAGCTGGCGGTGCTGCTAGGGGTTGTAGTTTTGCTTGAATACCAATTGCAAATATTGCCCCAGTCTCGCTGCTCCGCTGTCGTTGCGATGCCTCCGGCTTTGCTTGTGCTCGATGATCCATAGAAATACCATGTGCCGCCATCGGTTGTGCTGGGCGTCGATGAGTATGTCCATGTGACACCAGCTGCCCAAGTGCCGGTCGGCACCCAATGACCCTCATTAGCAGGGTCGGTGCGAGGCTTGCCGTCAGCAATACCGCACGCCCCCTTTTCGCAACATGGCAAGCATGGCAAAAACATCACGCACACTCCGCAGCAATCAAAAACCACGACGTGCCGTCTCTAGCCACAGCGCAGTTAGACGCCGTGCTGGCAGTAACGATGTCCGCAAACAGGTTTGTAGCCACAAGGGTGTTTGGTGTTGTGGTCTGATATTTCAGCGTGATCGTCTGCTCTGTGTTCTTGTCCCATGATGCAGTGAATGTGCAAACACGAATGATCCCAGCAGCAGGTGCTGCGAGCCGCGGCCCAAACCGCAGAGGCTCGGCACGCCGATCTCCTTCCTCGACTTTCCGCACCACCTTTGCAATGCGTTCAGCAGCTGGGCGCGTGAACTGCACACGCTGCAGCTTTGCCGGCTTGCCGTCTGGCTTCTGTGCCACGTTTAGTCCTCATAGATCGTGACAACCAGCCGCGAGCCCTCTACAGCAGACTTGGCTGCGTAGTCGCCTGGTGCGAGCCGCAACACCGCGGCTTCACCAGCCTTCAGCCGCACAGCGTCATATAGCGTATTGCTGTCTAGGCGGCCAAAGCTGACCGTGTGCGTCGTCTCAGTGGCAAGGCTACGGCAGAACGCCAGGCCGAGTGTGCCGATGTCGGTGGTTGTGATCTGGGTCGTGGTGGTGCCGAGCTCGAGCGTGACTGCGACCACTCCGGCACTTGCCATGTTGGCTGTCACGCCGCTGGCGGAAAATGATTGCGAGAGAGAGCCTTTAGCGATCTGTCCGTTCACTGTGTAGTTAATGTCCGGCATTGTCTTTCCTTAGAATGTTGGCGTGCCGAAGAATGAAGCAAAATCCTGCACCGGATACGGTCGACGCTCGAGAAGGTCTGGGTCGCCATCCTTTAGATCCCCGTTTTCTTCCAATGCCAATGGCACTTGCGATGGCACATCCTGGCCGGTCGTGGCGGATGCTGGTGCGGCATCAGTCACATACACGGGTGCCTTGTCTCCTGTGCCACCTGGCTTGTAGTTAAAGCCCACGTTTGGCAGCTTCAACAGCCATGTCTCCGGTCGATACATGAGTTCGACTGTGACCTCCCAGTAGCGAATCTCAATATCGTTGACGACTTCTGTCTTTTGTTGAGCACCTATTCCTTGGCATTTCCACGTGTACGCCGGTGCGCCAAGATATGGATCAGAGTTGATCGCGTTTGTGACTGCATTCGACAATGCGACCGGATAGGCAATCCTGTTGCCAGCGATGACCGCACGTACTTCCGATGACTCAACTGTTAGCCCTTCAAAAACATCGCCAGCAGTATTTACCAGAGGCTGAACGTCTGTGTTGTCGTCGCCTTCGTAATATGTCAACGCTGGCTTTGTGGTGGTAGTCGATGAAAATGACCACACATCGGGCCTGGCCAAAGGATTAGGCTCGAAGTCCTGGTTGCCAACCTGCGGCACCTCGTAGCGATACGTGACCTCAGCATGATACGGCGTTGGCGTCGCTTCCTTGACGCTGCCTTCGGTGCACCTCAGAAACGGGTACTCTGGGTGGAATGCACCGTGAAAGATGCCGATGGCATTTAGGATCGCCTGGTTGCTAGTTGCTGGGTCGTCGAGCGTGACGCCAAATCGACGCACTGCCGTAGGTGACTCACCGAAACGGTGGTCAAAGGTGCGGCCGGTCATCTCGCGAAAGCTGGTGACGCTCATGCAGCTGCTCCAACAATATCGACGGTTGGATCGGGTCGCAGCGTTACGCCTAAGCGGTCAACAGCATCCACCACCTCGCTGTTGCCGTTCTCGACTGCATCTCTGACGCCGTTGGTTGCGTCAACTTGCTCTTCTGGTGCTTCTGCCGGCTCAACATTTACTCGCTCGCGAGCCATTTCGATGCCCTGGCGTGCGGTGTCAAAGAAAGCACCCACTTGATCGACTGCACTTCCTGTTCGCTCTCGTAGTGCAGCAAGTTCTTGTTCTTCCTCTGGAGACAATCTGCCACCGAGTTCTTGCAGCCGACGCCCAGCCGCTACCCCGGTGCGTCCTCCTCTGCGTGCTGCCGCGCCGGCTGTCTCTCTGTCCTCGAGCTGCTGCAGTCTTTTTTCTTCCGCGGATCTCACGTCATAGCCAAGGCTCTCAAGGATATCCTTGATTGCCTCAATAAAAGTCGCCATGAACGTCGCAAAGAACTCAAGTGCGTTTAGGAAGGACTCGCCAAAGTCGAGAAGGGTGTTCGTAATAGCAGCGGCAATGTTTTCGGTGCCAATCTGCTTGATCATGTCCAGCACTTGGTTGGTGATAGTCTCGATTGGGCCAGCAAGTTCTGCGGTGACTTGGTTGATAATGCTGCCAAGTGCTGCTCCTACTTTCGTGAAAGCATCATTCATTGCCTCAACGCCACGCACTTGCTCTTCGCTAAGAATACCGAGTTGCTCAGTTTCTTCGCGCTGACGCTGTAATGCGTCAGCACCTTGATTTAACAGAGGCAGAAGTTTGACACCGTTGCGGCCAAAGATTTCATTCGCTACCGCAGCTTTTTCTGCGTCAGTGGAGAGGTTGGCAATTGATCCGGCGATCTTCTCAAAGGTTTCTTCAGCACCGAGCTTTTGCAGCTCGACAACTGAAAGCCCAAGCTCCGTAAACGGATCGTCGTCGCTTTCCTCGTTCAGCTTTCCAAGATTGATCTGCATTTTCTGCAGCGACCTTGCAAGCTCGTCTGTGCTCACTCCAGACAAGTCAGCGGCTTGCTGATATGCCTGGATTGTCTCGACTGCCAGACCCGTTTGGCTTGCCAGTTTGCCAATCGCGTCGATAGCCTGCCGGCTGTCGTCGAATAAATCTTTGGCTGAAGCAGCTGCAGAAGATAGTAATCCAGTCAGCGTGCGAACGCCGTCAATCAATGCACGCGAAATCTCGATCGTCTTGAGAATGGCCAAGTCTCTCGCAGACTTCTTGCCAGCCTCAGCCATCTGATCGAGCTTGCTGTTGACCTCGTTGACGCTCTTGGCAAGTCCCGCGGTGCTGGCCGAGATCTGCAAAGCAAGGCCGAGTGCTGTGGTCGCCATTAGTCAGCACCTCCCAGCCGCTGGATCAACTGATCCATCGTGGCTTGCAGCTGCGACTCGTGCTGCGGTGCTCGAGTAATCGGCACGAAGTCTGAGGGCTTTGGGCGTTTTCCTACGCGAGTGTGCGGAGCCAGTACTGCAGATGCAATCGTTCCCGCCTGGTGCCACGGGTCGTCGAGCGGACCACGAAAGTGAGCCACGTAGGCATACCACTCGCTCAACTCTCGGCTGTCCATTCGCTCGCATAGTTCTGCCACCGTCATCCCGAGATGCCCGGCGAGAGCAAACAGAAAACGCCTGCTCGGCCGGGCATTTAGTTTTTTGCTAGCTCATCCACTTGGTCTGATGTCAGAGCGTTTCGCTCGCGGGCTAACTCGAACAAGCGATTGACCACGCTGGCATCTTGATCTGCCAACTGCGGCACTTCAGCATCCGAGAACAGCCGGTTTCCGTTCTCATCGCATAAGCACTTTGCCAGGAAAACGCTGCGGAAGTTTGCGACGCCTCCTTTGCCTTGTTTCTCAATCCAAGCCAACTCCCATGCGTCCCGCTCACCTGCTGTCATGGTTCTGAGAAAAACGTCAACGCCCCATTCTGGCACTGATACTTTCTGAAGGTTCCTTTTGCTGCTTGCGAGAATCGCTGCTTTGATATCCATCCGTGCCTCACACGATAATTGCAAACTCAGCGGCGTACACAGTGACACCGTTCAAGTTTGCGCTTGCGTTCACCTGCGTACATACTGCAGTGACCGTCAAGCCCATCCCGCCTCCAGTGATGACAAGTGAGCCAAGAACGCCCCAAATATTCGTGCTTATTGCACCGAGACTTTCTATAGTGACGCTGCCCGCCTCTGCCATGTAGGCAGAGTCTCTTGCCATTGTGTAGCCACCACCCACAGACCAAGAGAGATTCCTGATCTCGCTGGCCGGCGAGCCGTTAAACGAAAACGCAATGCCTTGAGAGACAGTAGCCACGGTTGCCTCCGCAGCTAGCTGGCTGCAACTCGTAGGGTTGCGCTTCCTCGGATGACATCGTTCACAGCAAGAGTGACGCTTGAACTAGCAACCGTGGCACTTCGAGAAAGCGTCAAGCCGCCGCCAATCGTAAGGGTGCCGCTGCTGCTTCCTTCGAGCTCGGTCGTGCCGATGTAGTCAAAACTGATTTCGACGCCTGTGTCGTCGACGGTGCCCACAAGCGGAGCATCCTGGCTGGCAAGCTGCTCGCCTGTAGTCTGGCCTAGGTGGCTGATGTCGATCCGCTCTCGAACGTCGTTGTAATTGAGCGTCAGGTTTGTGACTGTGAACGTGGTTCCGTCAAAGACGAGACTGGTCCCCGGCGAATCATGTGGCGTAGTCGCCATGCTTTATGTCTCCTGCCACCAGATGTCTAAATCCATTTCGACTGCAAACGCCGGCGGCTTTTCGCTGCCGGCCAGCTGCACCAGCTCGTCGCGTTCCTCTTCGACCGCGACCTGCTTTACCTGTGTATTGTCGAAATAGCCACCGAACCCATCCAGACGACGACGAACAGCATCCGCGAGTTCTCTGGCGACCTCGAACGTGGCTGCGTAGCAGACAAGGTTTAGGGTGAGCCTCGGAACGCCTACTGGCACGGTGAATGCCTGCTCACGCTCGGTGCCGGTCCGCCTCGTGACGATAAAAGGCAATGGTGTCTCTGGAGTCGCGTACTGATTGAATACGCGATGACCGACAAACTGCGTAATGCTAGCGTCTGAGATCAGCGCGTTTCGGATGTTCTTGTCTGGGTAGCGAACTGCCATTACTGAGCCTTTCCGCCACGAAACGGTCGCGCCATTTCTTTTGTCGCTTTAAGAATTCCAGCTGCCATTTCCTTAATCGTGTCGGCCTTCATTTGGCTTTTCTGTCGTGCATAAGCAGTCTCGATGGGCGGCGTGCCGGCTTTGCCGCCAACTGGCATCTTTCCAAGATCAACTTGCTGATCGAGAAATGTGCCTTTCAGGAATCCCTTTGGCGGTTTTGGTTTTGTGACAAGAGCACCGTTTTTCCTTCGCACCACAGTGAATGGACGTTGCGTATATGACGAAGCTACGCGGCCTTGTGTCTGGCGTTCCTTTGTGCCTTTCTCCACAAAGTGGGCGTGAAAGCCTCGTTCGTTGCTCTTGCGGTCGGAATCAATCTTTCCACGTGGTGGCTTGGTGTAACCAGCAACCGCTACGCCAGCACCGTCTTTCACGTACCGCTTGGTCTTTTTCTTGACAGCCTTCTTGAGATTGCCGGTCGGGCCGCGAGGCGTCAGTTGGCGGATCAGCTTGTATGTCGGGTCGATAGCACGCCCAAGAGCTGCCGCCATATGCTTTGCAGCGATGTTGTTTGGCAGGAGCCTAAACGCATCCTGCAGTTCCTTTAGTGTCGGCAGCTCGATGTCTACCTCGATCCCCATTACGCCACCTGTTCCTGGCAAATGAGCACGTGCTCGCTGCGGTTTCCGTATTCCAGCACGCTCACGACATCCAGCGTGCGGCTTCGCCACTGAAGACGCATCTGGGAGGTGAGACCGTCGAGATAACGCATTCGCACTTTGTGGGTGATCTCGACTTGCTGCTGTCCAAACTGCAGTGCTTCTCGGCTGCTAACGCCTTCGACGCTCGCCCACCTAGTCGCGTAGGTCGACCAGCTGAGCTGCGATTCGCCCAGGTCTGTAGTCGTGCGTGTTGGCTGCTGAACGGTTACACGCTCGCGCAGCTGGCCTGGAAGGATCATGCGTAGCTGCCCCACTTGCAGGTGTCGAGCAGGGCTTTGACGCCAAACGGCACGTCCTGCGGAACAGCACCGGTGGCCACAGCCGCTTGGCGTGTGTCGTACAAGTGAGCCACGTGCATCAGAATCGCGTGGCGAATCGCCTGCGGCACATCTGATCCAGCAGAGCCGTAGCCGGCCCACCAAGTCACGGTAACCGCATTCGGGTCGGTGAGGTGGCTCGGCCAGGTGCCGTTGTAGACCGTGCGAATCTTTCCTGGCGTGTCATCGCGGTCGACACGGTAACTCGAGGTCGAGAGCGTGGTGGT